TCATTTTAAATGCTCATTTAGCGTGTCAATTATCGTGTTTTCACGCTCTGGGAACAGGTGAGAGTAGATGTTGAGAGTAGTAGTCACATCTTTGTGTCCTAGTCGCTTACTCACAAGCAGAACATCAGCCCCAAGGTGAATCAAGAGACTCGCATGACTATGGCGCAAATCATGAATCGTTATTTTTGGTAGTGTTGTTTTTGCATGTGCAGCATTGAAATAACGCAAAATACTGTAATATGGCAACGCATTTGTTTTTGCATTGCTAAAGATGTAGAACTCTTTTGTAAAACCAACAATGAGCTTGTCAGCTTCATACATTGCCTTTATAATGTCAAAAGTTTCAGAAGTCATCAAAACATCACGAATAGAAGAACGTGTCTTAGGAGCTGATATCGTCATTTGTGACTTGCCATCGAGCATTGTGTAATACGCAGTTTGGCGGACAAGGATTTTCTTTTTTTCAAAATCAATGTGTTTATACGTTAATCCAGTGAGCTCCCCAATTCGTAAACCTGTTTGTGCCAGCACAATAATCATATTCGCAATCAAATCATTGACTGATCGTGCAGCATTCGCAAATTCACGCACTTGTTCTGGTGTATAGAATTTTAATCGTTTTTCTTCTAATAGGCCAACAATCTTCGGTGGACGTAGTTTATGCGAAATCATCGGAATATTATAATGTACTTCGGCATAGCGGATCATTGCTATCAGCTTCCCGTGAATTGTTTTTGCTGATGATAATTTCACACCAACATCATCAAGCAGGTATTTGTGAAATGAAGCCACTGTGTTTTGATTCAAGTTAGACACCTTCACGTTGCCCAGGAACGGCCTAATGTGCTTGGAACAGAAGTTAGTCAAGCTTTGGAATGTATTTGCCTTAATTTCAGGTTTTCGCGCTTCCAAGTATAAATCTATCAGTTTAGAAACGGTCATATCATCACGTTCTAAGATACCGTTATGATTCAAGCTATTTAAAAAATCACGTTCCGCCTCCTGGGCCTCACGTTTGGTAATAAAACCACGTAGGCGCTTTTGTTTCCGATTTCCTTGAACATCAGTATAACGGGTGCAAAATTCCCAAGTTGTTTTATTTGTAGTTTTTTTGACTGACATAGTATCAACTCCTACTTATATTTGTTGCCAAAATGACAAGTAAAATTATACAGTGATTTAGAAGTAATACAATCGTTTTAGATTTTTTAAGGTACATACGAATGTAAAGAAAACAAAAAAAGCCAGTCATAGTGACTAGCTTCATTCTTCTCGTATTATTCGGCTTTCTTGATAATAATTTTTTCACCATCAAATATTGCAACGACTGATCGCTCTTCTGGATTCACTCCCATTGCTTCTAACCATTGCTTTGGAATCGTCATTCGGGGTGATGGAATTTTACCGGCTGGTGATGGCTTATTGAACATCACATTCAAGACACGTTCTGTTTTTTGCATTGAAATATCCTCCTAGCGTGTGAATAAGTAAATGATTGCTGCAACTATTGTAATAACTGCAAGAAGTTGTAGCGTTGATTTTACTGTGATTTTTTGACGTGTAACAGTCATTTCAACTTTAAATTTTTTGAAATCAAATGTTTTTTTCATAGATTATCAAATGCGTTTATGGTATTCTAAGTGGTAAGAGAGGGAGCTGTCACTCCCGAACTCTTATTTTCGGACTAAATTGAATGTAAACTTCACAATAACTAAATTAATCGAAACCTTGATTTTACCTTCAATTTTCCGCTTAGAATGTCTATGCATTTTGTTCACCTCCTACTCTTTTATTATAATAAACGGCGTCCGTTTTTTCAATAGAAAGTAGCAAAAAAAACAGGTGAAAAAGAAGAAAAAGCCTCCTTGAGAAAGGGGGCTTTTTTTGTTTAGTTGTATTTATCGAAAATATATTGTGATAGGTTTGCTTGATTAATACATGTTACTTTATTGTGTTCCAGTAATTTTACAGCTTGGTGGAACTGCTCTACATGTTTTGTATCGTTGCCAGGTGCGGTGTAAACGAGATAGAGGTTCACGTTTTCACTATTTGATGCGAAATATGCAATCGAACGGATGTGATTCCAAAAGTTCGGCCCATGAGAACTAAAGTCTAACAATACGTATGCATCGTTACCACTACTGAATGCAACTTTGAACGTATCGCCAAATTCACCTCTGATGTGTTCATTTGGTGTGACAAGCGTGTAATTTGTTAAAGCATTTCGAAGCGCTTTTTTTAATTCATCTGGTTTTTTCTTCGTTGGAGAAAATTCTACTTTGTCGATATTTTCACAAAAAAGTTTAATTTCACTTGCTACATTATCACTGTTGATTGTTCGCTGCTTGATAGATGAGAAGTAGAAGTTATTGACGTACTTGTGTGTGAACGTTTCAAGATTGATATTTTCGTTCCGTTCGGTATTGAAGAGTGATTGATGCCAATTTTGCTCAATTGCTTCTGTATACATTGTAAATGTTAACTTTCCAGTGAACACTTTTTTGTTAAAGAAGTCATTGTGATTCTTAGTAAAGAAAATCTTTCGGTAATTTGTTTCTTTGATATAGAAAATAGCACCAACAATCAATGTTTCTTGGAATTCATTGTTTTCTGGCAAGACTACATCTTTTCTGTATTTCAAAATTGCATATTGTAAAGTTACTAATTCATTATTCATCGCCGCTCACCTCCCATCAAAGTGTATAGTTTTTCACGAATAAGCGCTAATTGGTAAAATCTAGTTTCGATAAAGTGTTGTAAATATTTCAAATCACACCTATCAATGCCAAATTCAAATAATTCATCAGGAATGCTAGTGAATACATCGTCAATTAGTTGTAATGTAAATAATTTATCGAACTTTGTATAAATATCATCAACAAGCAGGTAACTATTAGGAATTTCAGCTAATGCTTCGTATATTCCTGAGTTTTCATCAAATATTCCATCGAGTGAAGCAAAATTTTCATCGGGATCATCATTATCGTAAATACTCGCAAATGTTGATTTTCTATTCCAGTCAAAAGGTGAGTAAAATGCGTGAGTATAATCAAAAGCGAATGTTCGTAAATTTGAATCGATTAGAATATTCTGACCATTATCTCTATCACCATTATAAATAATCGCATCATAAAAAACCACCTCTATGAATAGTTTAATTTCTTCTTCATCCATAACACTTAATAAGTGGCTGATCTCCTGAGAGTTATATGTTTGGGCCAATGTTATTGCTTCTGTATAAGAACAGTATGTGCAATCACCTGGAAAATATTTACTTTCAAGCAGTGAAGCATCTAAATTCACTCCCATCATCGCAATACCGAATTTAGGTTGATTCAACTGAAGCATTTCGCCTAATTTAAATCCAATCCACTCGTTTATAAGGAAAAAGTTTCCGAATGCCGTGTGATTGTTACGCTTGATGAATACCTTAGTGTCATCGTCCAACATAGCGGTTAAAGGCTCGGTCATTCCTGTTGGAACCTTACTTGTCACTTTGACGACAGTTTTTGTTATCTCTTCCATACTTCCTCCTTGTTCAATAGTTTGAATATTTACTTACTCCCACGTGTTGTATGTATAGATCACTTTTCCAATTACTTCAATGTCAATGCTCGTGCCTTTAACGTAGACGAGCGGCTTAAACTCATCTGAATAGCTAGCAGGCTCGAATATAACGACTGTATCGGTTTCAATGAATCGCTTGATGCAATATTCACCATCAACCTTAAACACGACGATATCGCCCGTTTTTGGCTGTGTCGTGAAGTGTTCTGATTTTAGAATCAAAGCAGTTGATCCGTTTCCCATAAGTTTGTTCATAGAATCACCGTTCACTTTGATAAAGAACATGTGTTCAGCTTCATGCTTAATAAAATTCGGTATTTCTAACATTTCATCAATAAACTGATCTACGCTCTCAGGTGTACCAGCACTGGCCGTTCCTAATAAAGGAGCATATCGTGGGTTCGGGTTTTTGTAGAGTGTGGGCGTGGTTGGCTGGGTTTCGCTACCAGTGATCAAGTAGTCGAGTGAAACATTGTATATTTTAGCAAGCTTTTGTTTTTGTTCATCACTAGCTTCTCGAGAATTGCTTTCGTAACCATAAATAGTAGAAGTTGAAACACCTAGTTTTTTTGCCAATTGTGGTACTGAATATCCGCCTTTTTTTCTTAAATCGCGTAATCTTTTTCCGATTGTCATGTTTTTCTCCTTAACGTGAAATTTATACCTTAAATATAAACCTTTTAAGCAAAAAAATAAACTTTTTCTACAATTAGTGAAAAAATACATTGACATTTCACGAATTGTGAAATAAACTTAAGGAGAAGCAAGGAGGTGGACGAAATGTCACGAGAGTTAAAAGCGCTTCGAGCTCGCTATAATCTCAATCAATCAAAAGTAGCTGAAGTTATAGGTACTACAGTACCTACATACTCTCTAAAAGAGACTGGTAACAGAGAGTTCACAAAAAGCGAGATTGATAAAATTGTAGCAATGTTTAAACAGTACGATGAGAGTTTGACGTACGAAAAAATTTTTAAGTAATTATTTCACGTTTCGTGAAATGAAGGAGGAACAAACATGGAATTAACAAATTTACAAAATGGAACAATCACAACTTTGGAGTTGGTGGAGCAAATTAATCTATTCCGTAAGCAGTACGACAACAAATCAGAATTACGTCATGACACATTTTTAAATATTGTTCGAGACGAATTTGAAGAAGAAATCTCGCTCCAAGAAATTTTGGAACGAAAATATGAAGTGCGCGGTCGTGAGTACCCAATGTACGAACTTACACCGTCCCAAGCTAAACAAGTTTTAGTACGAGAAAGTAAGTCGGTGCGAAAAGCGGTGATTGCTTATGTTGAGAAGCTGGAACAAAAGCTAGCGGATCCATTCGCTAATCTGTCTACTGAATTGAAGTTCATGATTCAACTCGAACAAAATCAAACGCAGCAAGCAGAACAAATTCAAGTGATTGAAACGAAGATGGTCGAAATTGAAAACAACCTGAATTTAACACGAGCGCAATCGAAACAAATCAAAGAAGCAATTCAGAAGAAAGCGACTCGTCTGCTTGGCTATGAGAGCAGAGCTTATAAAAATAAAGTTGTCAAAAATAAAACGTTCAACTCGATACATAAATTGTTGTGGAATTCATTTCAAGTACCGTCTTATCAAGACATTCCAAAGAAAGAGTTCAAAACAGCACTAGAAATGATTGAAAAATTCAATCCGAATGAAGAATTGTCATTAATGATTATCGGTGCTAATGCACAGATGCGAATGGAGGAACTACGATGAACTACGAGCAACTACCAGTACTGCTACGAGCAGAAGAAGTCGGCAATATTGCGAAGTGTAGCGCCAGCAAGGCCTACAAAATTATGAAAGATATGAATAAGCGTCTCGAAAAAGAGGGGTTTACGACGATCAATAGCCGAGTGTCGAAGAAGTTTTTCTTTGAATCACTTGGACTGGATAAAGACAACTTCATTTATGAGATTTGGGAAGGAGAATAAAAAAATGATTATTAAACACCATTTAACAGTTTATGTAGAAAATAACGAAAAGAAATATGCCGAGAGTTGGTTGCAAATTAATATGTTTGGAAAATCATATTGCTTTAGCCGGCGCAAAAAAGAATTAGCACAAGGTGTTGATTGGCAATTTACGGTAGAAGATAAAGACAATAACCTGGTAGCAAGAGTATTCGGTAACGACAAGGAAGGTTACAAAGGAATTGCTAATGACGATTACCAAGTAACGATTGAAACAGTTTAGGACAAATAAAAAGACCCATTCAGCGCCAACTGAATGAGTCTTATAAAATTTATTTTCGTTGCCACTTCCGCCCTTTTTCTTGGGTTGGCGGAAGACGATCGCCCTTGTCGATAGTTACCGTGCGCGCATTCTTTACTTCACCGCCACGAGGACCGACTTCGACATATTGACCACTTGGCTTGTTATCAGTTCCTGGGGGAATCAAATTTTTATTACTCATAAAATACCTCCTTTCTAAAAGATGTTACAAGTATAACAAAATAACTAATCAAAACGACAAAGAAAGAGGTGATTTTGTCTGAATTCACAAAATACTTTGAAAAAAGCCAGAAAATCAGTCGAACAGGGGAAATAATGATGAAAATACTTATTCAAACAGAAGATAAAACATATAGCATAAAAAAATCAGTAATTGAAACACTAGCTGGATTAGGATTCTTGCTTACATTCATCTTATTAGTAAGTTGGCTTCAAAATCTTGCGATAGCTTGGGGTGTTGCAACATGGTAAGAAAATACAGCATTTTCCACGGTGGATCATTAGGATTGCACGGTGTTCAATCGAAAGGCAATTTTAAAAAGCTTCAATCAGTCAAAGAATTCCTGTACTTGTTCAGTGGTTGCTCCGCTAGCGATATTGATGAATACGAAGGGATTGAAAACCACTGGTTCGGTGATTACTTTGTGGAGGTGGAATGATGGATGATTTCAAGATAAAAGACGGAAGATCCCTACCGTTCTTTCAAGTAGATAATCGCTTAATTGATGATTGCAACTTAGATACATCATCAAAATTGATTTATGTTGCTCTCTGTCGCTACAGCAATAACGGTTCCAAAGCATTTCCAAGTATAAATGTACTAGCTGAAAAATGTGGGATGAGTGCTAGTACAGTTAAAAGGAGATTGAATGAACTAGAGCAAAATAAATACATAAAAAGAGTAAATCGAGCAAGTGAAAATGGTTCTAAGACGTCAAATTTATATATAGTTTCTGATATTCCCTATGGGTCAGAGAGACCTATACCTATGGTCAGAGAGACCCATACCCATAGGTCAGCGGGACCCATACCTATGGTCACAGTGACCCATAATAAAGAACAAGTTATAAAGAACAATATTAAGAATAACAATTTAAGTTGTTGTTCTTTAGATGAAGTACCTACTAATACTGTTGATGATTTAGAAAATATAGAATCTACCAATTCAACGAACAACGAACAAACAATCATAAATGATCTTCAATCGCTTAATATTCCAACTACAAGTTTTGTAGTGGAAACAGTTCGAGAGTGGACGGAAGAACATGATGTTGAATTGTTACAAGCAGTTATCGACAAATGTGTGTCTACTGCTACAAACGGAGTAAATCTAAACTACCTGAAAAAAGCGGTTGATAGATTAACGACCCAGGGCATAAAAACACTCGCTGACCTTGAACGTGCCGAAGAACTGCGAGCAAAGCAACGTGGTAGTAAATACGGCAAGCAGCAACGTGTAGAAGTTATGCCGAAGTGGGAAGCACCTACCGAAGTTGAACAGACACCAGAGAGCGAACGAGAATTAGCAATGATCAAATATCTAATGGGAGAGGGACTTCATCCAGAAACTGGTGAAATGAATCCGAGCCCACTATCTTAGGAGGACTAAACAATGAATAAGCTAGAACAAATTATCAACGGAATCGAAAGCGAAAAGAAATTCGTAATAGAAAATTACTTTATGAGCGAAGAACGACCAGGCTTCACTGAATACAAACAAGCACAGGCGCAAATGTTCGCATTTGATACAGCACTGACAGTTATCGCAAAATTAACAAACGATGATAATGAAGTAATCGAAGAAGATGATGAAATCATTGAAGAGCAGCAAGCAGAATTGAACGAACAAGCAGAAGCGCTCAAGCAGTTCTTTGGAATTTTATTTGGAAGCAGCGAACAAGACGCGTAAGCGATAAAGGAGAGTGGATGATATGCCGAATTGGTGCGAAGGAACATTGAAACTCAAAGAATACTTACGGCCAAGAAAGGGAGTTGGCAAGACAATGCTAGCAAATCCAATTTTTTATAATAAACGATGATAATGAAGTAATCACAGAAGATGAAGCAATCATGGAACAACATGTTTCTGAACAGCAAGTAATCACACAAATTCAAAACTTAAAGGGGAATAAAAATGTTTAAGATTCTAACGAGAAAACAGTACAAAGAAATGACAGCCAAAAATTTAAGAGATTCATTCGATTCTAAAATCAATGAAATCAAATTTAAACGAGCGTTTGAACGCATTCAAGAGCTAGAAGATACGAATAATAGTCTGCTTGTCAAAGTGGAAACATGCAACACTGTCATCGAACGAGAGTTTGAGTATAGCCAGCAAAAGAAATATGAGATTAAGCAGTTAACCGAAAAACTAAATAAAGCAACGCTTAAGCATGGAATGGCAAGTTTGTTAATCAATACTCATTTGAAAGATAAAAAACGCTTAGAAGCAAAGTATAGGGTTTTGAGCGATACATTAGACCACCTGAATTTCCAAAAAGAACAAGAAACATATGAAATTGAAGATTTGAAGGAAGAAAATGCGCTGTTGAACAAGCAGATTGACTATTTGAAGACAACGCTTAAAAACAATTTGATTGTGTTTGAATACCAAGAACACACGAAACAGCCCTGGTTCATTCAGACGAATCGTGGAGTGGAATTCAATGCATTTCCTTACAAACGTTGGCAAGCAGTAACCAAGCATGCCATTGAGCAAAGACTGAAAGAGGTGAGTATTAGTGAGTAATTTACTTGTAAAAAGACGAAGTGAACTGATGATTAATAAGAATAATTTGCTAACGACTAAACGTTACATAAAAATGGCGATTGGAGAGTTACAGCTACAACCAGTTGAACAGAACGAACCGACATTTAAACATCTGCTTGAGTCGCTGAACAGTGTCCAAGCAAACATAATCACTGTAACAAATGAGCTTGTTGCAATTGGGAAAGAGTTAGAGGAACTAGCGCCAAGGAATTAGCTAGATAGGAGGAACGGAAAATGAATCATTCAAATCTAGGAATTGTTTCCGTACAACAAAAAAACAAAAATAAACCGACCACGTTCATGCTATATGGGAAGCCTGGAACTGGTAAAACAACGTTAGCAACAGCCGGAGATAAAGTAATACCACTTATTCTTGATATACATGAAGACGGTACAGAAGTAGCGGATAAAGGCTTTGTTGTTGATATTCAATGTACAGAACACTTTGAAGCTATTCTCGGACAACTACAAGCAGTAAAAGTCGATACACACTTTAATGTGTTAGTAATTGATACGTTGAGTAAGTTACAGCACATGGTCTTAAACGATATGCTAGGTGGCAATATCCGGAAAGCAACGTTCAATGATCATGGTGCTGTCGCAGCAAAAATAATCTCGTATATCACGTTTATCAAACAAGTAGCAAAAGAATTGAAATTCCATGTTGTCTTTATTGGCCATGAACGGGATGCAAAGGGTGGTTTCGGAGACGGAATTATTATGAATCCAGGCGTTTCAATTGATTTACAAGAGAAACTACAAAAACATATCGAAGGTGCGGTTGATGTTATTGGCCATACACGAATCACAGTACGAGATGGTGTACCAATCTATTCAGTCAAAATTGGCGGTGATCCATTATTCACGTCAAAAGCACGAACAAAGAATAGAAATATCAACTATGAAATCATCAATCCAACATTAGAAAAAATTATCAAAGAACTAAAAGGAGAACAATAGCATGAGTTACAACAACAATTTTAACAACCAACAGGGAAATCAACAAGCAAGCAGTGGGTATGGAAATAACAATCAAGGTCAAGCAGATGATAATTTTAATATCGGTGTGAACTTCTCGCAAGCGCAGCAAGTTGATATTAATAGCCAATCAATCAAAGCGGGAACATATACATTCACAATCACTGATATCAAGCAACGTACATCTCAAAAGGGAACAATCTTTTTGAATCTTACATGCGAAAACAAAGATGGACAGAAAGTGTTCCATAGCGTGTTCCCGGAACAAACAGATAAATTCTTTTCATTCGTGCAGATGATTAATCCAAACATTGATGTACGCTCACTCCAAAGTGTCAATAAAACACATTTCATTGGAAAACTATTTAACGGTACCGTAGCGCTTGAAAGCTATGTTCACGAAGGGAATGAACGGACAAAAGGTGTTATTCGTAAAATCGAGCAATTCCAGGGGCAACAGGTATACGCAGTTAGTGAAGTTCAAACGGTTACACCTCAAGCGAATAGACAACAACAAAACAATTTTGCTGGTGGACAATTTGGAAAACAACAAAACGAACATTATTATCGTTACCCACAATCAGCAACACATGATCAAATGCAACAAATGAACGCACAGCGAGCACCACAACAACAGGTTCGTCCTGGAATGCAACAAGCAATTGATCAATCAAATGCTATCCAACAACAAACACAACAGCAGTACCAACAGCCACAAATTGGTCAGTTCCAACAACCTGAACAGATGATTAATGTGTCAGATGACGATTTACCGTTCTAATTTATGAATGAGCTTATGATGATGTTTATGCTAGTGTACGTATTCATACTTTGTTTGAAGTTGAGTGCACTAGCATTTCTTTTCTACATGTTGATAGCACTTGTTTCAGCATGTTTGTTGTGTTTTTTGAAAGGGAATGAATGATGAAGCAAGCATATAGATTCCAAACAGTAAAAGCATTCATGGAACACATGAATAAAAAAAGAGACATAGTGAGTGATGTGTATCGTATTTATAGCGATGAAGGTGATGTTGTATTAACCAATGATTTGAAGAGACTTGCGGTATGGAACGATTGGAACATAACTATGATCAATTGTGTGATTCACAATAATCAAATTATTTATAAAATTTTTGTAGGTTGGTAAGCATGAAAATAAATAAAATATTTAAACATAGAATCAAACGCAAAGCATACCAGAAGGCACTTTATCACTATTATGATCAATTGTGTAGAGAAATTGATTTTGAGCAGATACTGTTGCTAGAAACGTATCAAGACGGATATTGGCATGTGAGAATAGAAGTGAAGGAGCAAGTTTGATGAACGAGAGAACAAATGAGGTGTTATTAGCCTTGAAAGTAGTCATTCAAACTCTGAATGGCTTTGAAATGGCACTTATTTTTGAAGAGAATCGGATGAGATTATATGACGCTCGTACTGATAAAAAATATGATATTTTAAAAACTAAAAACACAGAAGAATACAGCTTGGTAGAGGTGCTAGAAGATGGAAATATTCAGTCTTAAAAATAGAATATTGCAAATGTTGGAACAAACGAGTATTAGCAACAATAGACAGCAATTAATCCAGAAACTCAATGAAGAGACGTTGGAATTATCACTAGCTATCCGCAATCAAGATATTCAAAATGTCAAAGAAGAGATTGCCGATGTATTGATTGTTCTCGTGCAGATAATGGATCAAGTCGAATTTACACAGACAGATTTAAATAACAAGTTGTGGGATGTATTGAAGCGGTATGAAAAAGTAGAGGGAATTGTTGATGAGAACTAGAAAATTAATCAGTTTAATCGTTGAACACGGAAAAGTTGTAGTTGCCAAAAAGGATAAAAACACACGAAAAGTCTTTGATGAACTTGAAATTGATAAACGAAAATTTCATGACAGAATCAAAGTTGGAAACGAGCGTAAAGAATGCAAGAGTAAAGGTTATGTCGCATTTATTTATGAAGCTAATTCAACCCAACGAGAGCAACTTAAAAAGCAATATGGTGCTAAACTATGCCCGATTCGTTAAGAAAAGCACTGGTCATTCTTAATGAGCGACCAGTGCCAGCACCAAGACCACGATTTTCAAGAAAAGGCCATGCTTATAACACGCAAAAATATAAAGATTTTAAAAATAAAATCAAATGGAAAATTCCAAAATGGCACAGTGATAAACAAATATATATCAAAATCGCATTTGTTTATGCACTCCCACAAAGTATGAGTAATCGAAAGAAGAAATTGCTTGATGGTAAGTATTGTGAGAAGCACGCAGATGTCGATAATCTAGCAAAGACAATTTTAGACACGATGAACAATAGAACGTTCATTGATGATCGCCAGGTTGTCATATGTGTACTTGAGAAATTTTGGGGCATGGAAGATATGATAAAAATCGAAGTTGAGGAGTTTGAATAGTGTGAAGTGCAAAATAAGAGTGATCGGCACGAATGATGTCCTGTGCCAATTTCAGAATACTGAAACAATCATGACTTGGCATGGTCCTGGCAATGAGTGTTATCGAACAATATTTGAAATCGAAAGAGCCAAAAGACTTGTAGACTTCATAGAAAACACAGAACCAAATTTTGACACGTTTAATTCGAAAATGTCAGGCGAGTTTCTGGTAAACGTGTATACACACAACGAATTAAAAGAAAAAGGTGTTTCAATCGAAATTATCGAAGAAACACTATTTTAGGAGAAAACAAATGAATCTAAACAGGCTAGAGTACAAAGGGAAATCCATTACCGAGTGGTCACAAGAAACAGGACTTGCACCGAAAACGATACGTAATCGTTTAAATAGAGGTCAATCTTGGGAACAAGCAATCACTCCAATTTTTGATATTGAGTGTAGAACAGATAATCTTGGAGACATTTCAAGAAGATTAGCAAGTTTCGGAAATACAATTATTCGAAAAAATGAGCAAAAGATGTTTGGTAAACAGCTGCAACAAGCAGGATATCTGTTAAAAAAGGCAAAAAAAGATAATTATTTTATCGTCACAAAAGGAGAGGTTTAATAATGGAAATTCAGTTCTTTATTGTTGGTGCAACAATAACAACGTTACTTTGGATTGTTGCTTACATCTTTATATTCGAGCGTACTTTAAAAAAGCAACAACAAAAAATTATGGTGCTAAGAAACAAAAACAGACGATTGCAACAAAAAATAAATGTATTAGATCCGCTTGGAGAAGGCTATACAAATACATAATAAATACACCAAGATTATGCATAATTAAAAAAGGGGTTAGAAACAATGACTAGCGAAACGATAAAATGTAAATTTGAATCAATTAAAACAATACGAGCAGAGTTAGAACGCTTACATAATGCGATTGAAGATTCAAACAACAGCATTGGGCAATTGGAAGTCATGGAAAGCAACGGAATGCCTAGAAGCAATCGAACAGAAGCAGCAAATGATACTCACAAAAAGATGGAAAGAAAGTTAGAATTATTAATTAACCAATATTCAGAGCGAGTCAGACAGGAGCAAGAATTGGTGATGGAAGTCAATGAACTGATCATTCAAGCAGAATTAGATCCTGTATTAGATGAAACTGTACGTTCATATTACATAAGACCATATTATTGTTCTGAAAAAAAACGTGTATTTATGCATTCAACAAGAAGTTTAGCGCGTTTAATGAATACGAGTGATACAACCATAGTCAAGAGATTGCAGAGAGCTTTTGAAAAAATTGTTGTATTTAAAAACTTTCAGCAGAATTCAGCAGAATAGACGTGCTATTATTAAACTGCGGAAGATTGACACGAAGCCGCACCACTTTTTAATGAAGGTTTCGCTATCTGCGCAAATAAAAGGTACGCCGAGATTTGAGGTCCGACTGAGTATAAGTAGTCGTTAAATCAGCTTATACTGCTTGTTATAGCAAAAATAACACCTTCCTCGAACAGTTTTCAGTCAACTCTTTTGTTCGAGTGTCGAGGCAGATATATGACAACACAGGTTCCCCTATTGCCTGTGTCCTCCTATTGATTGATATTCCGGTCATATATCTGCTTCGGCATACGGAAAGGGGAAATTATATGAATTTTGGTGAAAAAATAAAACAAAAACGTAAAGTCTTAAATTTTGATCGTACACATATGGCAAATACATTGGGAATAAGTGTTGAATCATATCGACGAATCGAAGATGGCGCGATGGAAGAGCAGCTACTTATTATTAAAAAAATTGCTTCATCACTAGGATTGAATTATACATACTTATTCTCTGTCAATAAAAGTGAATTTAAACAACAAAGACAAAGAGAACTCCAGTAGGAGTTTTTATTTTGGAAAAGGAAAAGGAATTAAAAGATGACTTTACAAGATACAATCGAAATGATGAATAGTGCAGATTTCAAAGAACGTTTTAAGGCAGAATTTTATCAACTTAAATTACGTCATGAAGGATTACATAGAATGCTAAGTGATTATAAAGGAAATCGATTACCATTTGTTCCTAAATGCCCTATTGGTTTGTTAGAAGCACAACTTGATGTGATGGAACAATATTTAGATATTCTAGAACAACGAGCAGAAATCGAAGGGGTCGAGTTATGATTTAAAAATTAAAAGGAGCTGTATCACTTTACTAGGATACAACTCCTTTTGTTTAACTCTTTTTATTTGTTTTGGTTTTCAGCAAATTTTTTTCGTAAGATTTCAACAGCATTTTTGCTGAACAAGTAGTTGCGTTTCCCAGATGGACGGAAATCAGCTTCTGATAAATCTAAAGTTTTTGCGACACGAATAATATACGCTGTATCGTAATCTAAGTCTTTAGCAACCTCAGAAGTAAGGAATACTTCACGAACGTCAGTCATATGTTTCACCTCCTTAAAATAGTGAGTTGATAAATGTTATAATTTCAAGAATAGTACGTATTAACAAGAAACAAGCAGCTATAAAAGCGATAATAGTTATGAATTTCCAAAATGGTGTTTTATTTTCTAACATAATTTTAAGTGGGAATGTGATAATATAAGTATGAGAAGAGGGGGTCAGCCCTCACCTCAAGATTCTTATTCGCTTATTTCGATTAAGAATTTCACTATTTCAAGGATAATTGATAGTAATCCTTGGATAGCGACGATGAGCAAAGTTACATTTTCTAGTGTGAGCTTTGCTTTTTTATTTTTACGTTTTCCCACTTGTTTCACCTCCTAACATTTATAATTACACTATTCTTGAAGTTGGTTATCAAGACAAAAGGCGTTTTCTTTTGTCTTTTTTTGTTGGAAAAGTTAAATATCAAGGCATAAATACACACGTGAAAGGGGTGATGCCGTGGCTAGGAAGTCAAAATATGAAACACACGTAGAACCAAATATGGAATTAATAACTTGTTGGGCAAGAGATGGATATACTGATGAACAAATAGCAAAAAAACTCGGTATTGCCTATTCAACGTTTCGTGTTTATATCAAACAATATGTGGCACTTTCGGCAGCCCTAAAAGAGAGCAAGGAAGTTGCTGATTATAAAGTGGCCCAAACATTATATGAATCCGCATTGTCTGGGAATGTTGCGAGTATGATATTTTGGCTCAAGAACAGGAATCCAGACAAGTGGAAAGATAGAAAAGAAGCTTCTGAAATTGAATTAGCTAAAAAGGAACTAGACTTGAAGATAGCTCAATATGAAGAGGAAAAGGCTAGATTGGCAGATGAACAAGCAGAACAGATTGAAACATTTGCATTACCAGCAACACTCATCGCACCACCGTTTATTGAACCACTGCTTGCTATAACTGAAAAAGAGTATCAAGAATATGTGTTCAGTGGTGGACGAGGTTCGACCAAATCAACATTTGTATCACTTGAAATTATTGACAGAATAATCAGTGATGAGGAATTAAATGCTGTTGTTATGCGACAAGTAGCAAATACATTGCGTGACAGTGTGTATGCACAGTTAACGTGGGCGATTGAAAAGCTAGGGCTAACAGATAAGTTTAAATTTAGTTTGTCGCCCTTAGAGATAACTTATAAGCCTACCGGACAGAAGATATTTTTCCGTGGAGCAGATGAACCAACGAAGCTGAAAGGTATTAAAGTATCGAAAGGCTACATTGGTATACTGTGGCTTGAGGAGTTGGATCAATTTAAAGGACCTGAATCAGTCCGGACAATTGAGCAATCAGTTATCCGTGGTGGAGATGATGCATATATCTTCAAATCATTTAACCCACCGAAAACCAAAAACAATTGGGCAAATAAATATTTAGACGTTCCTAAAGCAAATCGTTTAGTTGTTCACAGTGATTACACTATGGTCCCAAAAAAATGGTTAGGGAAAGCGTTCATTGATGAAGCAGAGCACTTAAAACAAGTGAATCCAAGCGCATATGAACATGAATATCTTGGGATTCCAAATGGAAATGGCGGAAATGTCTTTGATAATGTTGTTGCTGAAGCAATACCGCAAGCAGTGATTGATCAATTTGACTCTATTTGTAATGGTGTTGACTGGGGTTGGTACCCTGACCCTTGGGCATTTGTTCGTGTTTATCATGACCCAGCGCGAAATTACTTGTATATCTTTGAAGAGATGCGAGCGAATAGGAAATCAAATAAAGAAACGGCAAATATGCTGCTTGAACGTATTGATGGCGATGACCTAGTAACATGTGATAGCGCTGAAAATAAATCAATTCAAGATTATCGTTCATATGGTTTAAATGCTCGACCGGCTAGTAAAGGTCCTGGTTCTGTTGAGTATTCGGTGAAATGGTTACAATCAATGACGAAAATTATTATTGATCCAGAACGTTGTCCACACACATTAATGGAGTTTCTTGAATATGAATACGAAAGAGACAAAGATGGCAATGTTATTAGTTGCTTTGTCGATGCAAACAATCACCATATTGATGCTGTGCGTTATGCGACTAATTCAATTTGGAAACGAAAGGGGCAATAGAGCGTGTGGAATGATTTAATGACAAAATTACGAGAGGTGGTGAGAAACTTGTTTAAAACGCATACTTTAGAAAAAACATTCGATGTGCAAATTGCCACTTCCGATGAAATGGCACAAGCAATCCAACTATGGCACCGAATGTATGTCGGAACTTCTCCTTGGTTGAATTGGGAAACAACTCACTCTTTAGGAATTCCGAGTGCATTAGCAAGTGAATTGGCTCGTTTAGCTGTTGTAGAGCTTGAAAGTACCGTTAGCAACAATGAGTATATTGATATGCAGTTTCAACGTGTATTAAGCAAAATTAGGCTTTATACAGAGCAAGCAGTTGCAACAGGTGGAATTGTGTTTAAACCATATGTCGATGGAGCAAATATTGCAGTTGATATTGTTGAAGCGCATAACTTTTTCCCAACGAGCTATAATTCACAAAAACAGATTACTGGAGCTGTGTTCCTGGAAGAAAAACGTGAAGGAGACTACATCTATACACGAGTTGAGCATCATCAACTGCTTGGCACGGACTACACAATCCAGAATGCAGCCTTTAAACGAAAATCATTTGGTTCAAGCTTTGACCGAGATAATCAAACATTAGGTGAACGTATTTCAATGGCCACTATTGATGAGTGGCAAGATATTTCAGAAGAACCATGGACAATTAAAAATGTCGAAAAGCCTTTATTTGCTTATTTCAAAATGCCATATGGAAATACAATTGATACAACATCACCACTTGGCATGTCTTTGTTTGGGAAACCTGAACTAGTTGAAATGATTAAACAAGCAGACAAGCAGTATTCACGTATTTTGTGGGAGTATCAAGGTAGTGAGCTGGCAATTGATGTTGACCGTAATGCTATCTTGACGGATAAAAAAACAGGTGAACCGATTTTACCAGAAGGCAAAGAACGTTTATTCCGTAAATTAGATGTTCAATCTGGACCAGATAAAGACTTGTATAGCGTATTTAGTCCAAATATTCGTAATAATGAATTGTTTATGGGATTAAATGAATTATTGAAGCGGATTGAGTTTAATGTCGGCATGAGCTATGGAACGATTAGTGATCCAGCTGAAATTCCAAAGACAGCAACTGAAATCATTTCAAGCAAACAACGATTATATGCAACAGTTAAAGAGCTCCAACAAGCCCTTGAATTTGCTTTAGATGATTTAGTGTATGCAATGGCCATTTGGGGGCAATTGTACAAGTTATGTGGCAATAAGTATGAAACAGCGTACAAGTGGGATGACTCAATTGTTGTCGATAGAGAAAAGGAATTAGCAAGTATGCAAGCAGATGTTGCTGCAGGGCTTTTACGTCCTGAAAAGTATTTGGCTAAGAAATATGGCGTGAGCGAAGAAGAAGCATTGTTATTAATGCCTCAAACGCAACCAGTTTCTCCTGATCCATTCGGCGATAGGGAGTAAATAAATGTTAACGCCCGAAGAATTGGAAGTATTGCCGGAGTATATTCGTCCTATTTATCAACAGTTTGAAGAATTTGTCATTAAAGACATGGCAAGACGAATTGAAAAAGCGAGTAAAGTCACTGAAACAGTACAATGGCAAGCAGAACGTGCTGAAGCACTGGGAATTAGTAAAGGTCATATTCAGCAAGAGTTGGCCAAGACACTAAAGAAGAGTGAAAAAGAAATAGCCGATTTATTTTATGAAGCGGCATATATGTCAATTTCACAAGAAAATAAGATTTATCAGCAAGCAGGTGTGATACAATCTGATTTAGATTTAGTGGCAATGACACCAGAGTTAGAGCGAATCGTTCAAGCAACAATAAAGCAAACAAATAAAGAGTTAAAAAACTTCACTCGTTCACTTGGTTTTGCTCGCATTGTCAATGGTGAAACCCAATATGTCGACTTATCTGGTATGCTGATAAACGCACTTGATTATACGCATTTCCAAATTAGCAGTGGTGTTGTTGATCCTGTAACTGGCATTCGCCAAGCAGTGCAGCAACTTGTTACATCAGGTGTCCGCTACGTTGATTACAAAAGCGGTTGGTCGAATAAGCTTGACGTTGCTGTTAGACGTGCGGTAATGAGCGGTCTGAATGAAATGACGAATAAGATGACTTTAGCTCGTATGGAAGAGCTAGGTGCTGAATACGTTGAAGTTTCTGCCCATTCAACTGCTCGTCCATCGCATGCTGCTTGGCAAGGGCAAGTGTATTGCTATAAAGGGAAAGGCTGATAAAATACACACTTTTTCCCCTTTTTATGATATAATTATAAAGAGGTGTTTTTATGAAAGCGATAGATAGAATTGGTCAAATTTATGGTAAGTTGACAATTACAGGATTGGTTTATAATGAAAAAGCAAAACGTAATTACGCTTTGTGTAAATGCGAATGCGGTAACGAAAAAGTAATTTATATTAGCAGTTTAATAAAAGGGGCTACGACATCTTGTGGGTGCTATAGAAATCAAAGAATAAAAGAAACGTGTGAAAAACATGGAATGTATAAAACAAGGCTCAATAAAGAGTATAGAGGGTTAAAACAAAGATGTTACAATCCTAAAAATAGTAGATATAAATACTATGGCGGTAAGAATATTAATATTTGTGATGAATGGCTTGGAAAAGACGGATTTATCAATTTTATGGACTGGTCAGTAGAAAATGGATATAATGATGAATTAACTTTAGATAGAATAAATGTAGATGGTGATTATTCTCCAGATAATTGCAGATGGGTAACAATGAAGATTCAGTGTAATAATAGAACCACAAGTCGTTTTGAAACATTTAATAATGAGACAAAAACAGTAGCAGAGTGGGCTGATGAAGTAGGTATTAAAGCTGATATAATTTATAAAAGATTAAAAAGAGGATGGAGCATTGAGAAGTCTTTAACAACTCCTCCTGTGAATAATAAGAAATAAAATTAAAAAGGGGTGATGCCAATGAAAGCTAAAGAAGATTATCCAGATTTTATTGAAAGTACAGGTTACGGAACTGGAGAAGGACTCGGAGGCTATAATAGGTAAATTGCCGCCACTCATTCTTTCCGTTCTTTCCTGGTATTAGCACACGTGCCTACAGCGATGCAGATTTGAAGCGTATTGAAGAAAACGATAATCGCACATTTGAATATGGTGATAAGACTTACACCGCTTACGAGGCAACACAACGGCAAAGACGAATAGAAACAGCCATTCGAAAAGAGAAACTTTCACTGCTTGCGTTCAAAGAAGCGAATGATAACGAAAAATTCACACAGCACAGCTTAAAATTGCAACGGTTGCGTGATGAGTACAAGCAGTTTTCAAAGGCAGCTGGATTAGCAACACAAAATGAACGTCACCAACTCCTTGGATTTGACAGAAGTATTGCGCAACAAGCAGTGCAAACAGATAAGATGTTCAAGAAAATTGAATCTACATTAATTGGTTTGAAAAGTGGAACAGGAAAAAATCTTAAAGAATCAATTGAAATTAATGGAATATCAGTTGGATGTAGAATATAA